GTAGGAACTCTTGATTTTTCTTTATCGGTTTGTCTACTATCATCAACTACATATTCAGTAGCTGCAAAACCAGGAATACTAAAATCCATATCCTCGTCTTGAACACAACCAAACCAATACCCTTTACGTGTGTCGCCGTTGATAAAGATACACGCTACAATTGTACCAATGTCAGGAGGCACAAACCACATACCATAAGCTTTTTGTGTTTCATTATGTGTATCAGGGCTCTCTCCTACAAACTCTAGACTAGTAGTTCCGTAAAAAGGATTAAGATGTTTAACTACTCGTAATTGACCTTCTCTATCTTCATCGTTACCAGATTCATGTAATAGCTGTACTTCCAATGATCCCATATATGAAGGATCAAGGTGGCTGACAACTTTAGCTAAAAATGGTCCTGGATTTGGTGTTGAATAATTCGCACCTTTTCTTTCTTCTTGTGGCATAACAACCTTTATGGAACGTAAATTTCTTGACTATCTGGCATAGGTTCTTTTTCTGGAAACTGGCCGCCACCGGCGTCGACAATACCCAACTTTTTAATCAATTGTAATTTTTGTGTAAATTTTCCTCTTACAAAACTACTATCAACTGATTGTATTTTGTAATATCCGCTAAATTCTCTAACAGGTTTACCTTCTCCGCCAAAATCATAAAGACCCGAATCAGTGTTAAGATCTTCAGGCATTCTAAAAGTTAACTTTAAATATTGTTCTCCTTCATGCCACGGCATACAACTACCATCAGTAACGTAAAAATTACCCATACCGCTGTCACCTAATAAGAAGGGATCTCCTAAAATAGTCAATTCAAGATTTAACATATCATATGACTTAGTGATTATGTCATGGAACTGTCTTGCTGCAACAGTTGCAGCATCATCAAATGAGGCTCCACCAAAAAGTCCTGTCATTGACTGGTTAGCATCTCTCCTAACAACTTCTGGTCCTGTTTGACCGCTCGGTTCTGTATCAGGAGGTTTATTTCCCGATCTAACTGGTGCTGCATTACTAGATCTGTTAGCTAGATTTTTATCATCAGAGTTTGCGCCGCCGTCGGCATTGTGTGCTCTATAAAATGCTAGTTTGTAATCAATATTCCAATCTAAAATATCGTGATTTTTTCCTGTGTACAACCAATATAAATCTCGTACCGGAGGAGGATCAGCAGTTTTAGTGTTAGGAGGGAAAAATTTAGCAGCATCAACTTTATAAGGTACAACTCTAAATATTACCTTTTTAGCCTTTTCACCTGTTTTAGTATCTTCACTAGATATGTTATGATATCTAGTTTCAACACGCCACCAGTTTACCCAAGTACCTGGATTTTCTAAAGCTTTTCTAGCGTAATCGCTAGATAATAATACTTGATTAATAACATCTTGTACTGTAGCACCTTTGGCAAATTTGTAATCGCCATTCTTTACATTAATAGACAAATTTCCTCGTTTAAAAACACCGTTTTCATAAGTTGCACCGTCTTTAGCAAATGGCGTATCAGCTCTGTTATATTGATTTAATCCTAGATCAGCTTCTCCAATTTCGTTTCCATCACTATCGCTGTCTCCTGGAGGAGGAGGGAAACAGATTTCTATTTCGTGTGCATTTGTTACTGTTTGCTTTCTAGTTTTATCGTCTTTAAGTTTATCGTTTAAAACTTTTTTCATACTTTTTTCAGCAAACTTTAGTAAATCTTTTACTTTGAACGGACCGTCTTTATCACACTGAATAGTAAGATCAGTTTTTAATTCGTTGAATGTTCTAGACATGCCTCCTTCGTTCCAAGGATAAGCATTTATTTCATATTCAGTACCACGTTTTGTCACTTTCATTTGCATATCGAGAATTTTCATATGAATGAATTTATCGGTGTTTGGTACTGTGATAAACGCTGCTTCGTGACTAGCATGTCCTAAAAATCTTATAGCTAGTTGGTATGGTGCCGTAGCATAGTTTTTATGTCCGGCCGCTTCTGCCTGTAGTTGAACTGCTTCCCAAAATTTACCCATACTGTGGGGTTCAATAACTGTAAAAGATATACTCATTGCATTTGAATTGCCAGTTGTTTGATCCATTCCAACTACGCCAGAAACTCTAACGTTATCTATATAGGTTACATACGGAGCGCCATCGCCGTTTGGCATATTGATAATAGTTCGGCCGACATTCATTCCTCGGGCGCCGCCATTAGCTTCACCGTCACTTAAACAAGACAATCTGAACATATAAGTGTAAGAAGCAAATGCATGTAGAGGATTAGATCCAGCCCCACCACCGCCTCCGCCACCGCCTCCACCTCCATCGCTAGAAGATGTTGCACCGTTTCCACTACCCGTTAACATTCCAGCAATCGATTTAACTGATTGTGCAATTTGTCCTAATGCTGCAACTGCACCGGCTGCTGCTGTTGCAGTAACAGCAATATTAGAAGCGGCAGCAGTTAATCGACTATTGCCTGTGATAACACCTACTGCTGCAATAGCTCCTGCTGCTGAGCCAACACCAGCAGCTACTCCTGGAAGAGCACTAATTATTCCTGTTCCAACATTTGTAACTCCGCTAACTGCGGCATTTCTAACAGCGGAAGCAGATCTTCCAATGCCTGTTGTTGCTTGAGTGATAGAAGTTGTTACTCCCTGTACCGCTGAAGCTGTTTGCTGAATTTGTGTATTAAATGTTGCAAATGGCATATTATAATCCTAACGCTTCGACTAGTTGTTCGCCTTTTGGTATATAAATTTGCAGGCCTGGAACAAAATCGTATATAGGATCTTGAATTCTATCTAAATTTCTTTGCATGAATACCCACCATAATTTTGGTGTTTTATATAAATCATAGGCTAACAAATCAGGCCGATGTGTATATTGACTTTCTACTGTATAAAGAAAATCGTCACCGTCTGCTGGTATAGGACGAATTTCTAAAAATCCTAAATATCCCTGAGTCTTAGGAGTAGTCTTCCACGGACTAGTTGATTTATAAGTTGCATTATATGAAGACATTATACCCACTTCCCGTTATGTATCGACGAAAGGCTAAATCCTTTAACTTCTTCTCTGCTATAAACAGGTTGAAGTTGAATGCTAAAATTGCTTTTAATAGGTACATGATCAGTTCCGGCAGCAATGTAGTCTACACTGCTCGGTAAATCAACACTGAAAGTTTTAATAATTACCGGAATAGCATTAAACACGTGATCGCCATAAGCATCAAACTTACAAATAAATGGAGGATTTCCGTCTGGAAACATTTTTACACTTTTGCGTAAAAAATTAACTGCTTTAACCCATGCCATACCCTGTACAGCATCTTCGTTAAACCACGGTGCAGTAATTGATATTGTTTCTGCTTTAGAATTCTGATAGGCAAAAAAACTATAATTTTGATGAGTGATTGGAACTTCTTCGTAGTTGGCACCACCATTTATAGCAATTGTTGGTGTGTAAGGAAAAATTAATTTCTCGCCGCCAAAGCCGGTAATACGAGCACGCCAATCTCCTCCGCCGCCACCGCCGCCTAGAGCACCAAATGCTCCAGCAATTCTACCCACAGCGCCAGTAGCTTGGTTAATAGCTCCGCTAAATAATGCGGCTCCAGCTGCTACTCTAGCAATAGGGTTGCCTCCAGGGGGCAAATTAATGCTCCTTAATGCAGAGATTGATGCTGCTGCCGATGTCACATTATTGATAGCGCCAGACATTCTAGCCGCTGTTCCTGCTACTGACCCAACTACACCAACTGCTTGACTAGCAATAGAGCCAACCGATGAAGCTGCATTACCTATCGATCCAGCAAATGAATCAAAATTTGGCATCATTAATTCCTTTTTGTCATATTATTTAGTTGACAAAATTAACTGCATAGTTTATAATACAAAGTATGACAACACCACCTAAAGTTAACTACTTAAACAACAAAGATTTATTAGAAGAAATACACAAAAGTAAAGTAACTTACTGTAGCTTTACTCAACCAGAATATCATAGATATGATATTATTCTTCCTAATATCGACAAAATTAATATTAGAACTATTGCTGAAGCTAAACGAGCACAGGCTAAAAGATTAGGCCAAAAAGCGTTTGAAGCTCGTAAAGCTGCCGGTGAAAAAATTAAAGCTAGTGAATGCGAAATTGATTACAAAAAAATCGGCAAGCAAGACTTAGTGTTTAGGATTATGACATTTGATCATATTCCACTAAACAACACTAGAAAAAAGAATCCAAAAACAGTAGCTGACCATAGAGACAAAGTTAATTTTCCCCCTTTCCAACACTGGAAATTTGATGAGAACGATATTTTAGTATGTGTGGGCAAAAGCCACTGGCGTGGACCAGTAGACAAAGGCAAATTTAGCAAGGATCACGGGCAAATTACCAACACACTAGCCCGTATGTACATTAAATTATGCGAAAGATATGCTACAAGAGGTAATGTTCGTGGGTATACTTACAACGATGAAATGCGAGGGCAGGCAATTTTACAGCTTACTCAAATTGGTTTACAGTTCGATGAAAGTAAATCGGACAATCCTTTTGCTTATTTTACTGCCGCCGTTACTAACAGCTTTGTTAGAATCATTAACATAGAAAAGCGCAATCAAGTTATTCGTGACGATCTTCTAGAAATTAATGGTATGAATCCTAGTTATACTAGAATGGGGGAAGGCGAACATGCGGCTGCAATGAAAAGAAACGAAAGTTCTGATGATTGACCTTTTTTGGTTAATCAGTTATACTGTTGTGCTGGAGATAACATAATAATGAGTTTATTTAAAAAAGTAGCCTGTTTCACAGACATACACTTCGGACTTAAATCAAATAGTCAAACACACAATCAAGACTGCGAAGAATTTGTAGACTGGTTTATTAAGCAGGCAAAATTTCACGGCTGTGACACCGGTATGTTTTTAGGAGACTGGCATCACAATCGCAACAGTCTTAATATTACTACTATGGATTATAGCCTTAGGGCTTTAGAAAAACTAGGAAAAGCATTTGATCAATTTTACTTCTTTCCTGGTAATCACGATTTATATTACAAAGACAAACGTGACATCCATAGTGTAGAATTTGGCAAATACATTCCTGGTATTAACATAGTATCTAAACCAGAAACTATAGATGAAGTTACCATGTGTCCATGGTTAGTTGGCGACGAGTGGAAGTCTGTAGGCAAGAAAAACAGCAGGTATATCTTTGGTCACTTTGAATTACCGCAGTTTATGATGAATGCCATGGTACAGATGCCAGATCACGGTGAAATTCAACTAGAACACTTTACTGGATATGAGCTAGGATTTAGCGGGCACTTCCATAAGCGCCAGCAAAAGAAGAACATGTGCTATATTGGTAATGCGTTTCCTCATAACTATGCAGATGCGTGGGATGACAATCGAGGTATGATGATTATGGATTGGGGTTCTGATCCCATGTATATTGATTGGCCAGGCTGTCCTAAGTTTAGAACATTAAAACTAAGCGAACTAATTGATAATGCTGATAAATTATTAACCAGTAAGATGCATCTTAGAGTAAGCTTGGATATTGATATCAGTTACGAAGAAGCTAACTTTATCAAAGAAAACTTTATCAGTAGTTACGATATTCGAGAACTTACTCTTATACCAGAAAAGAAAGAAGTAGAAATTAACACTGATATTGATATTAAAGCATTCGAAAGCGTAGATCAGATTGTAAGTAATCAATTAGTTAATCTACAAGTAGGATCATTTGATCCTAAAGTTCTACTTAATATCTACAATAACTTATGAGCATTAAACTAAAAGAATTAACTGTAAAAAACTTTATGAGTGTGGGTAATCAAACCCAGGCAGTAAACTTTGGCAGAGAACAACTAACTTTAGTATTAGGTGAAAATTTAGATCAAGGTGGAGATGACAGCGGAAGCCGCAATGGTACAGGTAAAACAACTATTGTTAATGCTTTAAGTTATGCTCTTTATGGTCAAGCACTGACTAATATTAAAAAAGATAACTTAATTAATAAGATTAACAATAAAAACATGTTAGTTACACTAAGTTTCGAAAGAAGCGGTACAAAATACCGTATCGAACGAGGGCGTAAACCAACTGTAATGAAATTTTTTGTTGATGATAAAGAACAATCAATTGACGATCAAGACGATAGTCAAGGCGATTCTCGAGAAACACAAAAAGATATTGACCTATTGTTAGGCATGAGCCATACAATGTTTCAAAACATTGTAGCGTTGAATACCTATACTGTTCCTTTTCTTAGCATGAAAGCTAATGAACAGTATGCGTTGAATACCTATACTGTTCCTTTTCTTAGCATGAAAGCTAATGAACAGCGTGAAATTATTGAGCAGTTACTAGGTATTACTCTTTTAAGTGAAAAAGCAGAAACTTTAAAAGAACAGGTTCGTCGTACCAAAGATCAAATACAACAAGAAACTGCTGACATTGAGGCTGCTAAAAAGTCTAATGAGCGTATACAGCAAAGTATTACTGGTTTAGAAACTAAACAGAACGCTTGGCGCAAACAACAGTCAACTGATTTAGAAAAACTAGCTAATAGTATACTAGAATTAAAAGATGTTGATATTGAAAAAGAATTAGAACAACATGCTAAACTAAAAAATTACGACGAGCTATCTGCTAAAATTAAAAGTCTTAATAAAGAAAAAGCAACACTTGAAACTGCTATTACACAAGCAGATAAACAAGTTGACAAATATAAGAAAGCAGTTGAAGAGCTCAAAAATAATATTTGCCCCAGTTGTAAACAAGGGGTGCATACACATACACATGAAGAAATGACTGCCGAAGCTGAAAAAAATCTAGCAGATGCATTTGTGTATTTGCAAGGAATTTCAGATAGCTATACTACTGTTGTACAAGAGTTAACCGAAATAGGCGATATTAACGGTCGGCCTAAAACATTTTATGAGACAGTAGAGGAAGCTCTCAAGCATCAAAATAATTTAACTACCTTAGAAGCTGCACTTCTTAAACGTAGTGAAGAAACAGATCCCTATCAAGAACAAATTGACGAATTACAAAACACTGCTATTCAAGAAATTAGCTGGAATAAAATTAATGAGTTAACTGTATTAAAAGATCACGAAGAATTTTTATTAAAGTTGTTAACTAACAAAGATAGTTTTATTCGTAAAAAGATTATTGATCAAAACTTAGCCTACTTAAACAATAGGCTTACATACTATCTTGACAAGATGGGATTACCGCATCAAGTAAGTTTCTTAAATGATTTGAATGTTGAGATTACACAATTAGGTCAAGATTTAGATTTTGATAACCTGTCAAGAGGAGAACGTAACAGACTTATATTAGGTTTAAGCTGGGCGTTTAGAGATGTATGGGAAAGTTTATATCAAAACATCAATCTGTTGTTCATTGACGAATTAGTTGATAACGGATTAGATGCAGCTGGTGTAGAAAATGCGCTTGGAGTATTAAAAAAGATGGCTAGAGAAAGAAATAAAAACATTTATCTTATCAGTCACAAAGACGAACTTATTGGTCGTGTTAACAATGTACTTAAAGTTATTAAAGAAAACGGATACACCAGTTACGCAAACGATATTGAAATAGAAGAATGACTACAAGGCATTTACACGAAGCATTGATGAAAGAGTTTCGAGCTTACTTTGAAGAAAATCAAAAGTACGAAACCTATGAGCATCATGCTAGTGGTATTAGGCTACGCAAACACTTATACGAAATTAGGCGAATCGCACTAGAAATGCGAGAAGAAATCTTATCTACAAGAAAAATTAAACAAAAAGAGTACGCTCAAAAGAATAAGGCAACAAAGGCACAAGATAATACATAGTACATGCTATGGACATATCAAGATCAACAAGTAGAAGAAATACCAGAAGGCTATATTGGCTTTGTTTATTTGATTACTAATCTCACAACCGGGCAAAAGTACATAGGCAAAAAACTTGCACAATTCAAACGTACTAAACCACCACTCAAAGGCAAAAAATTAAAACGCAGAAGCACAGTAGAAAGCGATTGGCGCGATTATTGGAGCAGTTCTGATAGGCTCAATGCAGATGTCCAAACACTAGGTCCGGAAAAATTTACAAGAGAAATACTTTATTACTGCAAATCTAAGGCAGAAATGTCATATCTAGAGGCAAGAGAACAATTTGAACGTAGAGTTCTTGAAACAGATGAATACTATAATGGTATTATCAACTGTAGAATTGGTGGTTCAAATGTACTAAGGCAACGCCTACAAGAACAATCACAGGCAAAATCAAACGGTTAAAGCAAGCGTCAGCTAATTTCGGACGCCCAAATCCTCGGTGATGTCGCGGGGTAAGGAAATCTCTCGCCGTTGTGAGTTTATAGCAACTATCCTTTACAGGACGATGTTCGGATATGCCTACATACAACCGGATTTGCTATACAAGAAAATTTTAAAAAGGCTAAAAGAGGGAGAAAAACCCGCGGCTATACTTGTGTTAGCGTACATTTATAGGCCTGCCGTTGTGATAAAGACTCAGCTCGTGGTACCGGACAACCGCCACTGTAATGCTGTAACGCTAGTGTGACATGTTCAACTCAGATAATGTTTCATTTTTTGCCCGCAAGGGCAAAGTGTGACTGAACAATCTAGATAATATTTAAACTGCTTCGCAGTAATAAAAGAAAACAATAGTTCGAGCGATAGCGAAGAACAGAAGAACGTAAGTTCTTCTTTAATAAATATAAAACTATGAAAGTTTACGAAGTTCTCGAGAAAAAACAAATTAATGAAGCACTTCCTATTATTGGGGGTATTGGATTAGGTGGAATTTTGACTGCTATCTCTATTGGAATAGCAGCATGGAGTGCCTATGATGTATATAATTTTATTAAGAAATATAACGAGGATCCTGAAAAAATCACTGATGAGGAATGGGAAGAACTTTTTATAGATGCTATACTGATGTTTACTCCTGGATTTTTAAAATTAGGCAGAGCAGGTGTAGCAAAAATAGTTCCAAAAGCTGCTAAGACTAAAGGCGGCAAGTGGTTAAGAAGTAAAATTAACAAAAGATATGCAGAAGTAACTGCAAAAAGAGCTGCTAGAGGCAAATACAGTATTAAAGGACTTACAGGCAAACAAAGAACTGAAATGTTGGCCAAACGTGCAGCAGCTTCAAAAACAGCGGCAGCGGCAGGTGCAGCAGCATTAAGTGCAAATGCCGCTGTAGCAGGATTAATCCGAACTCTTGGTCTAGGTGCAGTTATTGGAAATTATCTAATACAGATTGCAGCCATTGAAGAAGATTTTGTAGAGTTGCGAGATTCGTTGAGTTCCGGAAAAGAAGTTTCAGAAGATAACATTTTTAAAGGCATGTCATTTGAAGAAGCTAAGGAACAAGGTCAAAACTTGCGTCAAGACCTACTAGGAGAAGCAGCCCTACAAATGGTTGGACTAGGATTAGCAGGTAGAATTATAGGAGCTTTAGGTAAATTTGCAAACCTATTTGGCATTATAGGGCAAGTGTTTGGCAGACCGTTGCAGTTTGCAGGATGGCTAGCTACTTTAGGCGGTGGTGCAAAAATGACTGCGGTAAAGACTGCTCTTACAGCATGGTTTAGCACAGAGTCAGGTCAAGAATGGCTTAAACAATTTGCAATTGGGTTAGCATTGATATCTGCAGGTCAGCTAGCTAAGTCTATACTAGGTCCTATTATGAGTTGGTCTGCAGATATTATTGTTACACTGTTAGACGAGGCATTAGCATATATTTCAGAAAAAACAGGTATACCTTTAAGTGTACCAGATGCTGCAAAGTCGCCATTTTCACCTACATCTCCAGATCAAGCTACTAAAGATGTAGAAGATGAAAGAGCGGCAAATGTTAAATTTGTAGGGGGTGTTCCTGCTACTACAGGTGACGGCTATCTACGAAATGATCGAGCATTTTGGCTTACGCCTAATTTAGGTATTATAGCAAGACGAAATGCAAATAATAAACCTAGTCCCTTACCTCATCCCTTACAAGGTTTACCGTTAAATCCTAAACTAACATATCCTAGCGATCTAATGGCCAAAGTTGGATTTACACCTAGTTAAAGAAAATTCATACCGCTTTTCTTTGTAGCTTCGATATTTTCTTTGATAATATGATTTAAGATCATTCTGTCTTCGTAAGAGTACAGGTAAAATAGATCTTTGCTATCTACTCCGCCTCGCATATACCAACTAATTCTAAAAATCTCGTCTTTTAAATTTTTGGCGTCTTGTTCTAGATTTTTTACAGTGTTTTCAATCTCATCTGCGGAGAGGAACAAGAGCCTTATGCGAAAAAATTACTTTGATCTACCTGTACTGTAATAGAATTTTCTTTACCACATGAAGAACACATAACGGGTTGTGATGGAATATTCCAAGTTTCTTTATTTTGTTCTAATTTTTCTTTGATAATTTTGTAATTTTCTCTGTCAGTATTACGCAGATATTCTTCAATAAATGCTTTGTCAGTGACCATAACACCGTCAGCTTGAACATTTTCAATACTAGTTAAGAATAATTGTAATTGTAACTCTGAAAGAGTTTTATAAATCTCATCAATTTGTTTTTGTCTTTGATCTTCTGGAAGTTCACCGGTTTGATACAATGTTTTTTGTAATTTAAAGTTTTCAATACTAAAATAGGTCATTTCTTCGTATTGTAAAGGTCGTACACTAATAGTTAACCCTTCCATGACTTGAATTTGACTAACATACTTTAAAGAACTAAAGTAATCGATTAACTTAGTAAGTTCAATTTCGTATTCATTTTCTGCATCGCAATGCTTACAGTTTTGCGATATAGTCATTTTTTCACCAAATGTTGCAATTCTAATTGCAACTAATAAAGAATCTATATCGATAGTAGGCATTAACTTAGCATTTGTTATATAAGGACAGCAACTTTCAATAACTTTAGCAGTGGCTTCTCCGCTGAATAAAGCATCTGGAGTTTTCATTATGATTTCATCCATACCACTCATGGCAAAAATAGGAACATTACTCCAGTCTCCTTGAAGAGCACCGGGTTCGTAATAAATGCCCTTACTTGGTAATGAGACATAGAGTTTTGGTTGTCTAAAAAATCTTTGTAACGGGTTATTTCCTGTCATAATCTATCCGATAAATATAATATAGGTATTTATATACGTAGATTTTACCGGAAAAAATAATGTCATTAACTACAGCAGATGCTCAACTTATTGCAAGTGAGATAGCAAAATCTTTAAAAATAGCAGGAGTTACCGGAACAGGCGGTAAAGGCAGTAGCACCGGTACTGCTCCAGGCTCATCTGGATCTTCTATAAGTGATTTAACTAAATCAGGTCAAGGACTAACAGCCGGTTTTGACACTCTTAAAGATGTTGTAGGTCAAGCAAAAATACAATATACAAATCTTTCACAAGTTATCCAGGATAATCTTAATACATGGAGAGATTTAAGCAAGGTAGGTGCTAGTTTTAGCAATGATATTGTTGCAATGCGTGCCGCCGCCGCTGGCGCACGACTAGACGTTGGAGAATTTGCAGGAGTTATCAAAGAAAATTCTGCTTCAATGACAGGCTTTGGTGGCGATGTTAGTAAAGGTGCAGCATCTTTTGCTCTTGCTAGCAAAAGAATGTTTGACGAACTTGGTCCAGTTACTGATCAACTTCGTCAAATGGGATACACAAACAAAGATCTCAATGATATTTTAGCTCTAACTAATGTATCGTCTAGAGCTCAATTTCAAAACGATGAATCAAGAAGTAAAGCATTAACTGAAAACGCTACTGCTCTAGCTAGAGAAATGGACTTAATGGCCAAACTCACTGGTAAGACTAGAGAAGAACAAATGGCACAAATGCGTAAAAACAACGCAGACATGGCATTCGAAGCTGCTCTACGATCTAAAATGATGGAGATTGATGATCCAGCTAAACGAGCAGAGTTTGAAAAGAACGCTAGAGCACAGTTAGCAGAGGCACAGAATCGAGGCCAAGGCCAGATGTTTAAAGAAGTATTTGCTACTGGACAGATACTGAGTAAAGAAGCTGCACAACAGGCATCTCTAATGGGAGAACAGTCTCGAAATACCATGCGAGCTGCTCAAGTCAGTGCTAATACTCAAATGGATAGTGCTGAAAGAGAAAAACAAGCAACTGATGCTCAAATAGCAGCTAGAAGTGCATTTAATAACGACATGCAAAACAAACAAGTTCTCTTAATGGCTTCAATGGACAACACATCTGGTGCAGTTGGTAAAACATTTAGAGATAGTATGTCAGCTCAAATGGATTATCAAAGAGGTCTTGAAGGAATTGCTGCTGCAAATAAATTAGATCTAAGTGATAAAGCACAATTAGCAAAAGCTCAGCAATTATATAGAGAACAAGCAGAAAGA